AAGCCAAGAGGGCAGGTAAAGCCCAAGGCAAACAGTTTGTGGCACAACCTAAAAGCGTGGCTAAAAAAGTTGCTCCGTATAGGAAAGTAAAATGACCACGGCAGGCACCAGTTCTTTTAATTTAGACCTTAACAATATTGTTGAGGAAGCGTTTGAACGCTGTGGGAAAGAACTCAGGACTGGTTACGACCTCCGGACGGCAAGACGCAGTTTAAACTTGCTGACCGTTGAATGGTCTAATCGGGGGGTCAACCTCTGGACTATTGAAAATGGTGAGATTCCGCTTGTACAGAATCAGGTTTCTTACGAACTCCCAATAGACACAATTGATTTACTTGAGCACGTAACTCGTACAGGAACTGGCACAAATCAAGCAGATCTAACGATCACCCGTATTAGTGTTTCTACCTATGCCACGATCCCAAATAAATTGGCAACGGGTCGTCCTATTCAGGTTTGGGTAGACCGTCAGTCAGGTGCTACCTATCCCGCCGGGGGTAGACCAAACGGCACAAATACAACCACTGGGGTAGATCATCCTCAGATTTATGTATGGCCTGCCCCGGATCAGAGTAACTATTACACGTTCGTGTACTGGCGTATGCGAAGAATTCAAGATGCCGGGAATGGCATTACGACACAAGATATTCCCTTTCGGTTCCTAAACTGCATGATTGCCGGGTTGGCATATTACTTGGCAATCAAAGTGGCTCCGGACAGGGTTGTTGTATTAAAAGAACAGTATGACGAACAGTGGCGGTATGCTTCTGAAGAGGATAGGGATAAATCGGCTGTTCGTTTTGTTCCTCGCAGAATGTTTATTGAGTAATGGGAAATAGATTTGCATCTGGAAAAAATGCGATTGCCATGTGTGATCGCTGTGGATTCCAGTACAAGTTAAAGCAGTTAAGGGGTTTGATTATCAAAACCAAGAATGTGAATATCTTGGTTTGCCCAGAATGCTGGGAACCTGATCAGCCTCAGTTGCAGTTGGGTATGTATCCAGTGGATGACCCGCAGGCTTTGAGGAATCCACGTAAGGATATAACTTATTTGGAAGGCGGTTTAACAGGGCTTCAACTTGAAACTGTTAACCCTCCTGACCCTGATGCTGAAGATGCATATGGTTTACCATCGGGGGGAAGTAGAATTATTCAATGGGGCTGGGCACCCGTTGGCGGGGCAAGATCAAATGATGATGGTTTAACCCCCAACAACCTAGCACTAGGAATTACTTTAGGAACGGTTACCGTAGCAACTACATAAGGAGTTTTAAATGGACGCAAAGAAAGCAGTTCACAAACATGAAAAGGCAATGCATCCCGGCAAGCCATTAACTAAGTTTGCCAAGGGCGGGAAAACCAATCTTCAGATGAAGCAACTTGGTCGCAATCTGGCAAAAGTTGCCAATCAAAAGACATCGTCTTTTACTTATAAAGCCTCTGGAAGGGGTCGATAATGTACAACCAACCTAAACCAGTTCCGGTTCCCAATACATCGGGGTATCCCAATAACGTGCCTAATACGCAAACCCAGAAGACTCGTGGCACTGGGGCGGCTACTAAAGGCACCGGCAACAGCAAGAAGATGGGCTAATGAACTACACCGAACTGACCGCCTCGATCAAGGCTTATTGTGAAAATGACTTCCCACAGGCTGTGGGAGCAGGCGGTCTCACATCGGCTGAACAGATTGCTCGTTTTGTTCAGCAGGCAGAACAGCGAATTTATAACTCCATCCAGTTCCCAGCCCTGCGGAAAAATGTAACCGGTAATGCCACTATAAATAATAAGTACTTGGCTACCCCTGTAGATTGGTTGGCTACCTATTCGTTGGCAAGGATTAATGCTGATGGGAGTTATGATTATTTACTGGACAAGGATGTGAACTACATCCGTGAGGCGTTTCCGTTCCCGGCTGTCTCTGGGGCACCGACCCACTACGCCATTTTTGATGAAAATACTTTTATCCTTGGGCCTACTCCAGATGCCTCTTACAGCATGGAGTTGCATTATTTTTATTACCCACAGTCAATTACTACCGCCGGTACGTCATGGCTAGGTACTAATTTGGACACATTATTGCTTTATGGGTCTTTGCTTGAAGCGGCTTCCTTTATGAAGTCTGAAGCAGATACAGTAAAAAATTACACAGATCGGTACAACGAAGCCTTTACGATGGCTAAACAACTTGGTGATGGTAAAGACCGTCAGGATGCTTATCGTTCTGGTCAGGTAAGGTATCCGGTGAAATAATGGCTTTTACTGGAAACTTTACCTGTAACTCGTTTAAGGAAGCCTTGTTTAAAGGCGATGTGGACTTCTTGGTGGATACCATCAAGATTGCCCTATACGACAACACAGCCAGTTTAAACGCTTCAACTACTGCTTACACGACCACTGGGGAGGTTGTAGTCACCGGGTATTCTGCCGGTGGCAACACCCTAACCCCGTCAGTCGCCCTTGGGACAGATGGCGTGGCTTACGTGGATTTTGCAGATACCTCTTGGACAGCGGCTATTACAGCCCGGGGTGCGTTGATATATAAAAGCGGGGGCACGGCTATCTGCGTTCTGGACTTTGGTTCAGACAAGATATCTACCACAACTTTCACTGTGCAGTTCCCGGTTAACACCTCAAGTTCAGCCCTCATACGATTAAATTAAGGATAAAGATGAGCACAGCACTAGCAGGCGTTATAGGCAAACCTCCCGTGGTCACGGTCAGCAGTGTCCGTCCTTTGGAGAAAGACCTATATCGCATGATGTGGGAAAAGCCTGAGTACCGAGCCGTAGCCCCGGGTGAGGGTGCGGCATTTGATTTTATGGCTCAGGCCAAGCCTCCCCGTGGTGCTTCTGTTATCGACCTTGGCTGTGGGACAGGACGTGGGGCTTTAAACCTAGCCTTTTTTGGCGGGTTAGACGTAACGATGGTGGACTTTGCGGATAACTGCTTAGACCCCGACATCCGCCCCATGCTTGAGACCCAAAGCCATGCCATGCGGTTTAAGGAGCATGACCTATCCCAGCCCTTGGACATCAAGGCGGCGTATGGCTTCTGTACAGACGTTATGGAGCATATCCGCCCCCATCATGTAGACCGTGTATTGGATAACTGCCTAGATGCCTGCCAGCACGTATTCTTCCAGATCAGTACCCAAGACGATGAGATGGGCAAGATCGTAGGCCACAGGCTTCACCTGAGCGTCCACCCCTATGAGTGGTGGCTCAATAAGTTCAACGAGCGTAAGTGCCTGATCCACTGGTCAAAAGAGGCCGACGGCTACGCATACTTTTATGTTTCGGCATGGATGTCTGGCAAGGAATTTGTTGATCGTGGAGTCCTAAACACGACTGAGGAAAAGGTCAAAGAGAACGTCAAGGCCAACATTGCCTTGGGATTCCAGCAGGTTCAGCCCTACCCCACGAATGACGTAGAGGTAATGATTGTGGGCGGTGGCCCGTCCTTGGCTGAGAATATTGAGGAAATCCGCAAACTGCGTGAAGACGGGGTCAAACTCGTTACCATCAATAATGCCTATAAGTTTTGTATCGACCACGGAATCAAGCCTTCAGCGATGGTTATGGTAGATGCCCGGGAGTTTAATAGCCGGTTTGTAGAACCTATCATCCCTGAGTGCAAGTACTTTATCGCCTCCCAGTGTGATCCTTCTGTGTTTGCCGAGGTGCCCAAAGAGCAGACCTACATCTGGCACACCAGTGCGGACATGATCAATGAACTTCTGTCAAACCAATACCAGCGCTGGTTTCCGGTTCCGGGCGGCTCTACAGTCTTGTTAAGGGCTATCCCTTTGTTTAGAATGCTAGGGTTTAAACGATTTCATATTTTTGGTTGTGATTCATGCTTGGACGGCGATAAGCACCATGCCTACGAACAGAAAGAAAATGATGGTCAGCCCGTAGTCCCGGTTAATGTTGGAGGCAAAATTTTCCAATGTCATCCTTGGATGGTTTCTCAGGCTCAGGAGTTCGTTGACTTGATCAAGATGTTGGGTGACGAGATCGAGTTAGATGTTCGTGGCGGGTTACTCCGTCATATTTTAGAAACTGGCGCTTCGTGCGCTGATTTAAAGGAGATTTAAAATGGCTGCATCTGCATGGCAACTCTATAACAGCGCCAAAAAGTACATCGGTAATGGCACGATTACCCTTGGTGCTGGTGTATTTAAAATGTTATTGGCTCGTTCGGCTAGTAACACCTCGACGTTTACCCTAAGTACTTATGCTTCGATCACTAATGAGATCTCGGCTACAGGCGGGTACACGACAGGCGGTAAGAACCTCGTTCCAGCAACGGGTCAATGGACTGTTGGCGCTTCGGCAAAACAGCAGAAGTTCACTTACTCGACAGTAGGTCTGACATTTACGGCTTCTGGCGCTTCGTTGACTAACGTCAAGTACGCTGTGATTCGTAACTCAACTGGTGCTGGCGCAGGCAAACTTTTGTGCTTCTGCCAGTTGTCTTCCTCACAGTTTACGGTTACTTCGCCCAATACACTGACGATTCTCCCTGCTGCAACTGGTGTATTTACCCTGACCTGATATGGCTTGGGGGATTGGTGCTTGGGGTGCCGGGGAATGGGGCGGATTTGTAGTCGTTCCCAGTACGGGATCATTGACTCTGGCGGGAGTTGCACCAACTGATGTTTTAGATACACGTATTACCCCAGCGGTTGGAAGTTTAAGTTTAGCGGGTGTAGCACCAACAGTAGCACTAGATTCAATTGTTACGCCAAATGGCGGGGCAGTTCTTGTTGGGTCAGCACCTAGTATTGTAGTTACGGGAAATATAATTACGCCAAATGTTGGCGCAACGGTATTAGCAGGAATAGCCCCAAGTGTAGTTGGTGGAACGGTAATTACTCCCCAAGTGGGGGCGGCAGTATTAGCAGGGGCGGCACCTGAAATTAAGACAGATATTCGGGTTACGCCAGCAGTAGGTAGTCTTAATGTTGTAGGATTCCCTGTAATTGTATTTAGGAATATTGATATATTCCCGGTAGCGGGAGCGGTGACAATAGCCGCAAATGCTCCGACAGTAGCAACATCACAGGTTATAACGCCCACTGGTGGGGCAGCAATTACAGGATCAGCGCCGTCCGTAGTTGTTAATTCTTTAGTAAAAACTCCGGGCGTAGTGAATTTAAGTCTTGTTGGAGCGGCACCGGAAGTAACACAATCCAGAGTGATTACTCCAGCAAGAGGGCAGTTAACTTTAGTAGGCGGCGTTTCAGTGGTTGTAAATCCAAATTGGATACCTGTAAATGACGCACAGACACCGAATTGGGTCGCAATAGCGGCATAGGAGCATTAAATGGCAATTACTCGCACAGCCCTTCTAGATCTTCCAATTATCACTACTGGAACAGAATCTGGTGTTTGGGGGGATATAACCAATAATGGATTAACCCAATACATCGATATTTCTATCGCTGGACGAACAGCCCTAACAAGTTCCGACTTCACTGCCGGGGCGTTAACTATATCAACCACTGAAGGCGACGCTTCAGCAACCAACATTGTGGCTGGAAGTGCCCAGTACGCCACTCTCTACGTATCTTCACTTGCGGCTAACTCAACGATCACGGCTCCGAGTTCTAACCGTGCGTATCGGGTGGTCAATGCGGACTCAACATATACCCTGACAGTCAAGGCTTCAGGACAGACCGGGGTTACGTTCCCGATAAGCACATCAGGCACAGTCGTATTTGACGGCACAGACTACGTTTTACTAGGTACTTACGCCCCGATATTTAACGTAGACAATCTGCGGTTAGATGGGAACACCCTGTCTTCTACTGACACCAACGGCAATATCGTCCTTGCTCCGAACGGAACGGGTGATGTTCAGGTAGATGCCGATACTCTTCGGGTTGGGGATTCAAATGCTAACGCCACGCTGACGACTAACGGCACGGGCGACCTGATTCTTAATACCAACGCCGGTACAAACTCTGGCTCAATTACGATCCAAGACGCCGCTAACGGGAACATTATTCTCGCTCCTAATGGTACGGGTCGGGTAGAGGTCTCTGGTACATCCTCAAACGCCGGTGGTATTAACTTCTACGAAGACACGGATAACGGCACGAACAAGGCTCTTCTGACCGCTCCTGCGGCTCTGGGTTCAGACATTACGGTGACTCTGCCGGATATTACTTCGACTCTGGGATACAGAAATATCCCTGCCGTGGGAACCAAAACGGGTTCTTACACGCTTGCTACCTCTGATGTTGGTGAGTACGTCCAAGTAAGCACAGGGGGTTCGATCACAATCCCTGATGCGACCTTTGCAGAGGGCGATGCAGTATCTGTCTTTAACAACACCTCTGCGGGGATTACCATTACTTGCACAATCACAACCGCCTATATTGCGGGTACAGATTCGGACAAGGCTACTGTCACCCTTGCGACTAGGGGTGTCTGCACAATCCTATTTATCTCTAGTACCGTCTGCGTCATCACAGGGAATGTGTCATAAATGACGGGCATATTCCAGATCCTGTTGGCTGGGCAGGGTGCGCCGACTATCCTTGCTGACTACCTTGTTGTAGCGGGTGGTGGTGGGGGCGGCGGTCACGATGAAGGCGGTGGAGGAGGCGGTGGTGCAGGAGGCTATCGTGACTTTACATCTCAATCATTAAACCTTGGAACCGCTTACACGGTTACAGTAGGCGGTGGTGGTGCTGGTTGTGCGTCAGGTAGTACGGCGGCTGGTAGCGCTGGTTCAAATTCTGTATTTTCAACCAACACTTCTGCTGGCGGTGGTTTTGGCGGTGGTTCTACAAACATTTCTGGTGGTAGTGGCGGTTCTGGCGGTGGTGCAATGCGTAGCGCCGTTGGTTCTGGAGGCGCTGGCAATACTCCGTCAACATCCCCGTCTCAAGGTAATAATGGCGCTGCTGGATATGCCGCTGGTGGAGATAATGGTGGTGGCGGTGGAGGCGGTGCAAGCGCAACAGGAAATGTTGGCTTAATTTCCACGGGTGGCGCTGGTGGTGCTGGAACATCGTCATCTATAACAGGTTCATCTGTAACCCGTGGTGGAGGTGGGGGTGGTGGTGGCCCTACTGGTGGTGCTGGAGGTTCAGGTGGTGGTGGCGCTGGTGGAAGCACAGGCTCAAGGTCTGGAACTGCTGGCACGGCTAATACAGGTGGCGGTGGTGGCGGTCGAGAGTATTCAACTGGCGCAACAGGAGGCAACGGCGGCTCCGGTATTGTCATCATCAAAATCCCATCAACACACTATGCCTCATTCTCTAGCGGTGTAACATTTACACTCAGCACATCTGTTGCGGGTTACAACGTCTATTCGGTAACGGCTACATCTACTACATCTGAGACTGTTACGTTCTACGCTGGCGCTGGTGTTGATTTCTTAGTAGTCGCTGGCGGTGGGGGTGGTGGTGGTTACTACGCTGGCGGGGGTGGTGGTGGTGGAGGTTATCGCTCTGCTTCTGCATCTCAATTTTCCTTTGGTGTTGCTTACACGGTAACTGTTGGTGCTGGTGGTAGTGGTGGAGCAAATTCACAATCATCATCTGGTCGTGGAAGTAGCGGATCAAATTCCGTACTTGGCTCAACAACTTCTGCTGGCGGTGGTGGTGGTGGATTAGGTGGTTCTTCCGGGGCTAGCGGAACTACGGCAGAAGGCATTGGCAGAGATGGCGGTTCTGGAGGTGGCGGTGGTGGTGGTAGTGGCGCTGGAAACAGGGCTGGTGGGTCTGGCAACACTCCATCCACATCTCCATCGCAGGGTAGTAATGGTGGCGCTGGAAAAGATGAGTATTGGTATTCCGGAGGCGGTGGTGGCGGTGCAACTGCGGTAGGAACTGCTGGACAAGGCGGCGCAAGTGGCGCTGGTAGCGGCTCATCAATTGGTGGTAACGGAGGCGCTGGTACGGCTTCATCTATTACAGGCTCATCTGTAACTCGCTCTGGTGGCGGAGGCGGTGGCGCTTATGGAACCGCTGGAACTGCTACAGGTGGTGGCGGTAATGGAACAACAGGAACCAATGGTTCAAATGGCTCTACAAAT